TATTTAATGAAGTAACGACCTTCGTTAATAAATATAATACATTACCCACGATTGAATCATTTAAAATATCTCTTGACGAGTCTGAGAATATTACAGATAATGAATACAACGAAGCTGTTAATATTATACCTTCATTGTTTGAACAAGAACAAGTCGACAACGTATGGTTAAAAGATACTACTGAAAAGTGGTGTCAAGACCGTGCGTTGAATAATGCAATATACGAATCAATTAATATTATACAAGGTAAGAACGATAAGTTGACAAGAGACGCATTACCTGCTCTATTGTCTGACGCTCTTGCAGTATCTTTTGATGTCAACGTAGGCCATGACTATATAGAAAATGCCGATGATCGTTATGAACATTACACATCTTCTGAAGATTGGCAACTACCGTTTGATATTGATCTATTGAATACTATTACCGGTGGCGGCTTAGTTCGTAAGAGTTTGAATATTCTATTGATGGGTACTGGTGTCGGTAAATCTCTGAGTATGTGTCACTTCGCAGCAGCTAATCTGAGTCAAGGTCATAACGTTCTTTATATTACGTTGGAAATGGCTGAAGAGAAGATTGCTGAAAGAATAGATGCTAACTTACTTGACGTCAATATTTCTAATATACCTAATATGTCAAAGAAAATGTTTACGTCTAAGATCGATGCTATTAAACAAAAGACTCAAGGTCGGTTAGTGATCAAAGAATATCCTACATCACAAGCGAATTCAAATCATTTTAGAGCATTATTAAATGAATTAAAACTCAAGAAGAAATTCACGCCTGATGTAATCTATATCGATTACCTTAATATCTGTGCTTCTTCGAGAATTCGTTCATTAGGCGGTAGTGTTAATTCATACACGTATATTAAATCTATTGCTGAAGAACTTCGTGGTCTTGCGGTTGAATTTAATCTACCGATTATGTCAGCGACTCAGGTAACTCGTACAGGTTTCAGTAACTCTGATATTGAATTAACCGATACCGCAGAATCATTCGGCCTTCCGGCTACGTGTGATATTATGCTGGCTGGTATTAGTACTGAAGAGCTTGAACAGCAAAATCAAATCATGTTTAAACAATTAAAGAATCGTCATAATGATATTAACCAAAATCGTAGATTCGTTGTTGGTATTGATAGACCTAAGATGAGACTGTATAATGTTGGACAAGATGAGCAGACACTTATGAAAGAACCTGACGTACCGGCATTTGATAAAACAAAAACTGGCGAAAGATTTAGTGCTGAAAAATTAGCTGGATTTAAGTGAGATAAATAGTATTATGACTGAAGTAATAATCAAAAATAAAAGTATGTTGGAACAATTAGATTCATACAAAGACGAGTTCTTCGATAACCTGGATTATAGAAATCCTGCATATGGGGTTCAATCCAAGGATTATAATACACGACATCCTGCACATTGGGCTAGTGAAGAACATCTGCAATATAAATTAAAAACCCAAGATACTCATTCAGGGTTTCCCGAAGAACACATGGCATGTCCAATGTCGATTATTGTAAGGGAAAATCCTAAATGGAAAGACTTTGAGCATAAAGTACGTGACGGATTTGCGCGAGAAATAGGTGCACATTCTGCAGCTCTATTTAATTATTATCCACCAGGAGGGGTCGTCGGATGGCACAATAATTGGAACGCCGCGGCATATCAAATTCTGTTTACGTGGTCACGTACAGGCGAAGGATATTTTAAATATTATGATACCGCAAAAAAAGAAATAGTAACTATACCAGACGTGCCAGGTTGGCAGTGTAGATATTATTATTTTGCTGCCAAAGATGAACCTAAAGAAAAACATTGCTGGCATGCGGCATATACTGATTGTGATAGACTCACGTTGGCTTATAAATTTGTTGGTGAAGCTGCCCTTCCGTTAAGAGATAATTTGATAAAGGAATTAGAATATGATGAATGATATGCAGAGAAAAACTAGAATCTATAAAAATATATATAAAGTCATAATGATTATATGTGGCATTTGGTTTTTACTTTATTCTATAGACGCACGCGGACAATCAGTAGACGAGTTCGAATGCCTGGCAAAGAACGTTTATTTTGAAGCTAGATCAGAATCAAACCTGGCTCAACAAGCCGTAGCTTGGGTAACGCTTAATAGACTTACATCAGCCAAGTTTCCAAACACTATTTGTGGTGTTGTAAAGCAAGGTAAAAAGTCTAAATGGTGGAAAGATTATAACGGCGAAGATAGACTGGTACGTAATTCTTGTGCGTTCTCCTGGTACTGTGATGGACGATCAGATCGTATACACGAAGAAGATGCCTTCATGGCAGCAAGAATGAACGCGTATTTTGTTGTTATGGTATATAAGCGCGGTGTCGATCCTACTAATAATGCTGATCATTACCATGCGGATTATGTTAAACCTATATGGGGCAAAAAAGAATATCAAACTGCTCAATTAGGTTCACACATATTTTATAATTTACCATGAGAATATTTATTATATTATGCCTATTAACGTATATCATTATGAATAATTATAATTTAGTTATAAGTGTTGCTCCTTAATAAGCACGCGTGGGACCACGGTTAGTTCCACTTTTCTATTTACATTCATAGTATAATGATATATAATGGATATAAGATAACGGAGAAAGAATATGCAAGCGACAATTGAAGACGTAGTAAAAAAATTAAATCTAATGCATGATTTGGCAATAGATCTTCAACGCGAAAGATGCCGCTATTCTGAGCTCTCTACTCAAGAATATGATCATGATTATTGTGTTCGTATATTAGATGATATACAAGCTCACGCTGGTGATATATACAACGACCGACAAGGGTCAGAAATTAAAACTGAAATGGAATATAAGAAATTATGATTGAAGCACCTGAAATGACAGAAGGCGAAAGAACTAAATTGCGCATTGGTATTATTGGCCATGGCTTTGTAGGCAAGGCCGTTGATTATGGATTTACCACTAACGAAACTGAAAAGTTCCTTGTCGACCCTTTATATGACACGACTATCGATGATCTAATCGATTGGGAACCTAACATCGTATTCATCTGTGCACCTACTCCTATGAATGAAGATGGAAGTATTGATGCTATTATTGTACAAGACGCTGTTCTTAAATTATGTAAACACGCTAACTGTGGTATCGTAATTAAAAGTACCGTGACTCCTGACATTATGGATCAGCTTGTACGTTCAGTCGATCCAGAAAAAAAATCAAAGATTGTTTATAACCCTGAATTCCTTACCGAAGCAGCGGCTAACGAGCAATTCATTGAACCTAAATTTCATATCATGGGTGGAGATCCTGAGGCCGTAGCAGCTCTTGAACGAATTTATGATTTGTTCTCATTCTGTAAGCCGTGTCCAGTCTATAAGATGACACCCGTAGAAGCTAGTTTTGTTAAGTACGCAATCAATAGTTTCTTGGCTACGAAGGTCACGTTCTTTAATCAGATGTATGATACCATTGAAAAATTCGGTGGTAACTTCTCTACGATTATTAATGCAATTGGCGCTGACGAAAGAATCGGTTATTCCCATACGCGCGTGCCTGGGTTCGATATGAAAAGAGGTTTCGGTGGAGCCTGTTTCCCTAAAGATCTTGCCGCGATGGTCGACTTTGACGAAGATCTTGTACTACTTGAAAAGGTAATAGAAATTAATAACAAGTATCGTTCAGAGTATGAGCTCGGTGATCGTGAAAAGGAACAGAACGTAAACTTTTCGAGTACAAAATCCTAGTATTATAAATAGATTAAACTAATACACCTATGGGATCACTGATAAATGATATCGTTCAAAGACCTTACTCAAGATTTGCCTGTTCTGATGGAAGGTACAACTAATGCATCCACAGTATTCGAGCTAGCTCTTGTCGCATTTATTACTCATGGTAATAAAAAATATTCTGCCTTTATAAAGGATATCAATAAAGACAAAGGATATACCGATTGGCTAGCCGCGGCTTCAAAAGATAAGAAGTGGAATGTGGATCCTAAAGATCATTATGCATTTGCGCAAAAACTTAGGTCAATTACTGGTGGTACAACGGCGAGTTCCGCCGGCCAAACCAAACCATCCACTTCAGCCTTTTGGGCCGAGGTCACGAAAAAGGGTAAGGATACTTCAAAGGCCGATATTACTATTGGTAGTCATCAGGTATCTGTGAAGGGTCCCCAAGCGCGATTAATGTCTGGCGTCAAAGAGGAAAGTCTTGCTACACTATACGCAGCATTTGCTTCAATAGGTATACAAGATCTTGGTCAAAATCTAGCAGAAATAATTGACAGCTTTGTTTCTAGAGTAGAGACTGAAGGCGCGACAATGGATACTAGAACTATCCGTAAATTGGATCCTAAAGAGTTATCAGCTAAAAATAAACAAGCATTCAAAGAATTGCGGCAACAATCAGATGTGAAGGTGCTAGCCGAAGCTGCCTTTACGAAAGCATTCGCCAATGAGGAATTCGCGAAGGAGTTTGCGTGGGAAGCAATGAGTGGCCAGAAGAAATTTAATAACGGACTTGGTACAGCTGATTCCATGCTCGTTTGGCCGTATAATTTATCGAACATCGTATGGAAAACTAAATTAAATTCTAAGCACGCGTACGTTTCAAAGGTTTCATCTCAAATGAAATTCAGTTCTGATGTTAAGTCGAATAGTCGTAAAGTAAAGGGTATCGGCAAAACTGGTTATACAATATCACAAACGATTGATCTGGCCTTTAAAACCGCTGATTCTGAATTTGAACAGAGCAAGCAAGTATCTGAAAACAAAAAAAGGATATATGAAATGCAACTGACAGAAGGCGTTATTGATGAAGGAAGATTCTTAGATAAGATTAAAAGTATCTGGAATACATTAAAAACTGCGATAATCGACGCGTGGAATAAATTAATAACAGTTCTCAACGGATTAAAAGATATGTTATCAGCCGCTATCAATGCTGGTACAGCCGCGCTATTAAACGAATTCGACCTAGAAGTAGTTCCTAAATTTAAAAACGAAATAAAATTCTAATATGATCCCTTTTAAAAGATTTATAACCGAACAAAAAAATACGCATATGACTCATATCGAAGATGCAGTTATTCATGGTGGTGTTGACGGTACACGACAAGCTATTATGGGTTTACGCGGTCTCAGAGATATGTTACAAGGCACGCACGAGGGTGGATTGTCAGTAAAATGGGACGGTGCACCTGCGGTTTTTGCCGGTATCGATCCAGGCGATCAACAATTCTTTGTTGCCAAAAAGGGTATCTTCAATAAAAATCCAATGGTGTATAAAACGGAGGCCGACATCGATAATGATACTTCTGGTGAATTAAATACTAAGCTGAAAGAAGCTCTTAAGTATTTACCTGAACTTGGTATTGAGAACGTAATACAAGGTGATTTCCTTTACTCAAAATCTGATATTAAAATACAAAAGATCGACGGCCAGGATTATGTCACATTTCATCCAAACACAATTGTATATGCCGTACCATCTGGTTCTGACGTTGCTAAAGAAATATTGAGATCTAAAATAGGTATTGTCTGGCATACGTCATATACAGGTACAACATTTGAATCAATGAAAGCTACGTTCGGTGCTGACGTAAGCTCACTGACAAAATCGAGCAAAGTTTGGTCTCAAGATGCTATGCTTAAAGATATTACACAAGCCACATTGAGTGCTGACGATACGAAAACCGTTAACGAAAAACTGTCAGCGATTGGTTCATTGTTTAATAAAATATCTGGTAAGGTTCTAAAAGAATTAGGATCTAATCCTGCACTCTCACAACAGATCGAAACGTTCAATAATTCGTTTGTTCGTTCAGGTGAAATAGTTAAAGATACAAAGAAACACACCGAAGCTTTAGTCAAATACATCCATGATAAATTCCAAAAAGAAATAGATAAACGTAAGACCGAAAAAGGTAAAGGCGCTCAAGCTGCCAAGCGTGATGAATTTCTTAAGTTCTTTAGCGCTGACAATAAGAAAAACCTTAAGTTAATATTTGATTTACAGAAATTAATAGTAGAAGCTAAGCTAATACTCATCGCCAAACTTAACGAATTAAATGATATAAATACCTTTGTTAAGACATCAAAAGGATATAAAGTTACTGGTCAAGAAGGTTACGTTGCCATTGACACATTAACAGGCGGAGCTCTAAAGGTTGTAGACCGTATGGAGTTTTCGTTTAATAATTTTAGTCCCGAAGTATTAAAAGGCTGGCAAAAAGTTTAATGATTAAATCGTTTACAAGATATTTAACCGAAGCTTCAAGCACCGTATACTTTACATTCGGTCGTATGAATCCTCCTACTGTGGGCCACGGTATTTTACTTGACAAAATAGATAAATTATCGGGTTCTAATCCTTATAAGATATATCTTTCTCATTCAGTTGACACTAAAAAGAATCCGTTAGGATATAAAGACAAAGTAAAATACGCAAGGAAGATGTTTCCTAAGCAGGCTCGTTCTATTATATTTGATTCAAGTAAGAAACTTAATAACGTATTTGCTATATCCGTGTCGTTGTACAACGAAGGATTTGCGAATGTCGTCATGGTTGTAGGTTCTGATCGTGTTCGAGAGTTTGATGTATTACTCAATAAATATAACGGCGTAGAAGGCCGTCATGGTTTTTATAAGTTTGAATCTATAAAGATACAATCAGCCGGTGAAAGAGATCCAGACGCTAATGATGCGACTGGTATGAGTGCCTCTAAAATGAGAGCAGCTGCAGTTGATAATGATTTTATTTCGTTTAATAACGGCACGCCTTCTGCTCTATCCGATGACGATACAAAAAAATTATTTAATCTATTACGTAAAGGCCTGGGCCTTAAAGAGCAATCATCCTTTAGGACTCATATCGATTTAGAACCTGTTTCAGAAACAAGAGAGCAATATGTCAAAGGCGATCTGTTTCAAATTGGTGACATAATAGAAATTAAAGAAACGAAGACCCTAGCAACTATTACTAAACTCGGAACTAATTACCTGATCGTTGAATCAGAAGAAGGTATTGTTAATACTAAATGGTTGCATGATGTCACGAGTACAGAGCGTAAAGAGACTGAAGCCAGTCGTAAATTCAAAGAATTGTTTGGATCAACTTCAAGGGCCAGAACGTGAAGAGCTTTAAAGAGTACTCGACATTAAATGAATTAACTAACAAAGTATTAGGTAATTTTGCCGTGAGAATGTGGGGTACATTATTATATATGAGCTACGGTCATTTACCTTCAGGCCCAGGAAATTTAAAGCGTTTAGAACTAGAGATATCTAAATATTTTAGATTAAAAAACGATGACGATAAACAAGACATTGAAGAGTGGTTTGCCGACGGCGCATCTATTGGTGGCGAAAAACTATTAACTAAAAAACTCTTCGATCAATTACTGAGATTGAACGAAGTGAAAGTAAAGAAACTTTTCGGTATGAAAGTCTGGCGCTCAGGCCCAGTTCGAAAGGGATGGAATTCCTTTACTACAAATGAAGAAAGCGCTAAGCACTATGCCAAAGCCGCAGCCTCTCTTGTATATAAACTTCCAAGAGGAACTAAATATATAGAAACTAACGGATATGCGGATATTGATGAAATCATTATACGTGACGATCAATTACCTAAAGGAACAAAAGTATAATGAAAACGTTTAAAGAAGTACTAGCAGAAACACGACAATTCAAAGATCCTAAAAAGGATTCTATGGTTACTAAAGCCGGTAAGACTATTGTCATTGACAAAAGTAAAGAAGCTGAATTCCTGAAAAAAGGTTGGACTCTTTCTGAAGTGAAAGACAAAGAAGCTGACCTTGAAGAAGCTATCGGCTCAGAGCTTAAAAATCTTAAGAAAAAATATAAGAAAGATCTTAAGGATTATGAAAAAAACGGTCACTTCAAGAATGATAAAGCAGAACAAGCCTTCTTTGATTTTGCGATGGCTAATGGCGAAGTTAGAACCGATGATTATGAAGAATTCGAAAAATTTATGAGTGATGTTCTAGACGGCGTTTTTGTAGAAGGAACAGAATTCGTTCCGCATGATATGTTCGATAAAGATGGAAAAGCCCATAGAGCTAAGACCTTGGATGATCATAATCGTATGGCAGAACTGGGATACACTATGGATAATGCATAGCTTTTTAAAACATATTAACGAAAGATTCGGTGAGTTCGAAGGTAAAGTAGTACCTCTTGAACAACCGATGATTCCGCCTGTCAAGGAAGAACCACAACTGAATTCTCCGACGAGATCTTCGGGTAAAAAGAAGTATGTCGTATATGTTAAGAATCCTAAGACGGGTAACATTAAAAAAATAGAATTCGGCGATGAAAAAGGTGGATTATCATCTAAGATTAATGATAAAGATGCCGCTAAGAATTTTGCTGCTCGTCATAATTGTGATACAAAAACAGATAAGATGACGCCAGGATATTGGTCATGCCGCTTGCCTAAATATGCTTCAGATCTTGGACTCAAAGGTGGCGGTAATTATTTTTGGTAAGGATTATTAAATGATAGACGTAGCAACATTCGGTAAACCTTATTGGGAAGACGGAGAAATCCGTACCTTTGATATATCAAAAGAAGATGACGAATACGTATGGCACAGAGATAGAACAGATCGAGAAATAGAAATTCTTGAAGGCGATGGATGGCAATACCAATTGGATGGCTGTCTACCTTGGTTATTAGAAAAAGGAATGGTGTTTGATATAACGAAACTTGAACTCCACCGTTTAATTAAAGGCATCAACACATTAAGAATTAGGATAGTAGAACGTGGTTAAAGCAACGGCCGTCGATCATAGACTCGACCGGATAGAAGAAAAAATAGATAAATTGGTGGAAGCCATTATATCTATCGCTCGAGCTGAAGAAAAGATAATAACATTATCATCTTTCAGTAAACAGCAAGCAAGGCAAATTCAAGATCTTATAAATAGAATTGAAGAACTAGAGATATCAGTAGCAAAAAATTCTAATACTGTACGTCTAGTAAACCGAACATTTTGGTTGGTGATATCATCAGCTATTACTGCAATTGTTGCGATGATGTTCATGAATAGTAGTAGCATATAAAAAGGAAAATTAAAATGCTAGATAGAGAAAATTTGACAGTCCTTACTGATGCTATTAGTAAGATAATGAACAAAGAGTATGTCGCAGAAGCAACTATTACAACTAGTACCGATAATGTCATC